ACGTCAAGACGGGTGCTGTGACCTTCCTGGTGGACCTCTGAGGTCGAGCGCATGAGCACTGAGCCCGCCCGGATTTCGCGCGCCCTGACAGGTCCAGTTTCGCTGGACCTGTTCCGGGGCCATCTGCTGATCACCAACGCGCTGCAGGACACGGTTCTGGAATCCTATCTGGCGGCGGCGGTGGATTATGTGGAAACTAAAGCCGGGCGGGCGATTTCGGACAGCACATTTGAATGGGTGCTGGATGGTTTTCCGGATGGGCAAATCGTCCTGCCCATCGGGCCCACGAGATCGGTGGCATGGGTAAGGTATCTGGATGCCGATGGCGTCACCCAGACGATTTCTGTCGATGATCTGCTAATCGATCTGTCGCAGGTCGAGGCGCGGATTTCTCCGCTTGAAGAATGGCCGGAGGCCGCTGACCGCATTGCCAGCGTCACGGTGCGCTGGACGGTTGGCGCGGCCTTCTGCCCGCCCGCCCTGCATCAGGCCGTGCTTTTGCTGGCCACGCATTGGTTCGAGAACCGATCGGCAATCGCCGTGGGTGATACCGCAACGGAAATCCCGTTGAGCGCGCAGGATCTGATCAAGGCTTACCGGCGGTTTGCATGACTATCGGCGGCATGGACCAGATGATCACGCTGCAGCGGCAGATCGAAACGAGCGACGGCATCGGTGGGTTTACCAAGGTCTGGGGGCCGATTCCTTTCGACCCGGATGTCTGGGCGCAGGTTTCGGTTCGTGCCGGAGGCGAGGTGCAGGAGGATGGTCGCATGAATGCGCGGCAGAGCGCGCGATTTGAAATCTGGAATCGGGCCGACCTGAGCGAGCTGAACCGCATCCTGTGGAACGGAGAGGCGTGGAACATCCGGTCCGTTCTGCGGTCATCCAGCCGCAGGGCCACAATCATCCTTGTCGCAGAGCGCGGGGTGATTTCGTGAGTGTCAAGGTGCGCGGGTTGAAAGAGGCCCTGCATATGCTGGAGGTGGCGCTGCCAGAAGAGGCGCGCAAGTTGAACCGCGAAGTGGCCAAAGATGCGGCGCAGATGATCGTGGATGAGGCCAAGCCGCTGATGCCGCGCGGGCGCAGCGGGCGGTTGCAGCGGGGCGCCTATGCCAAGGCCGAGCCGGAAAGTGGCAGGTTTGCGCGCGCCTCGGTCCGGGTGCGCAATGCTTTCTATTGGCGGTTTCTGGAATACGGCGACGGCCCGGATGGCGTCGAACATGCCTTTTTCCTGCGCGCCAAGGAAAAGGTCATGAACTCGGGCGCCCCGTTTGCCAGTTTTGCCAAGCGGCTGACGGCCCGCCTGCGGAAGTGGAAATAAGATGAGTGCCGAGACGGCTGTTCAGGGGGCGCTTTACAGCGCCCTTTCCGCGCTTGGGCTGCGGGTTGTCGATGCGGGCCAGCAGGCAGCGGACGGTGGTTTGTCCACCGCATTCCCCTTTGTCGAGATCGGCATGGTCGTCATGTCGCCTTTCGACACCGCCCGTGAAACCGGGCACGCCTTTGTGGCCCGGATTCACACGCGCAGCGCCAGTGCGTCCATGGCCGAGACGAAGGGTATTCAGGGGCAGATTTATGACCGGCTGCACCGGGGAAACCTGACCGTGACCGGCCATCACTTCATCCTCCTCCAGCGAGATCGGAGCGAGGTTCTGCGCGCGCCATCCGGCGCGTTTCACGGGGTCTGCGAATATCGCGGCCTAATCGAAAAAACCTGATCACAGGAGGCCATCATGGCAAAAGCAGCGGGGCGGCTTGCCGTCCTTTCGAAGAACAGCGTTGCCATTGGCGGCGTGAAGGTTGTGGGCATGAAATATGCCGGCGAGCCGATCGATGTCACGGACCGTGACAGCAACGGTATCGTGGCGCTGTTGTCGGTGGCCAAGACGCAGCAGCTTACCCTTTCGGTCGAGGGGTTTGAAAAGGACGCGGTGCTGCGCGATATCGCCTTCACGCCGGGGACATCGAAGCTGCTGACCGATCTGACGTTCAAGTTCGCCGATGCCCTGACGGGGGCCGATACGATCAGCGGCAACTTTTTCATGACGTCCTACGAAAACAGCAACCCGGATAATGATGCGTCCAAGTTCAGCTGCGAATTTGTCTCGTCCGAAGGGTGGACGCTGGGCTGATGGGTGACATTATCCTGAAATTTCGGGGTCAGGAATTCAGCATTCCTGACAGCCGTGCCTTTGAGGCGGGCGAGGCGGTTGAAGAGATCGCCTCGCTGATGGAGGTGAGCAGCTGGCACCGGCGGCCCAAGTTTCACAAGATGGCGCGCTGCGTTGGGGCGCTGCTGCGGATGGCAGGCAGCAAGGCGAGCGACCGCGAGGTTCATGCGGACATGATGGCAGGGTTCAGCGCAGGAAATGCCGCTGAACATCTTGGCGCGCTGAATATGCTGCTGTCCGTCATGATGGATGGCGCCCCGGAGGCCAAGGGCGGCGCCGAGCCGGGAAAGCCGCAGGCCGCTTCGTAAAGTCGGCGTTTCAGATCGCCGTCCGCCATCTCGGGGTGCCACCCTCCGAGTTCTGGCGCATGAAGCCGCGCCACTTCTGGTGGCTGGTTGACACAATCGAGAAGGCCAAGCCCGGCGGATCTCTGACCGCCGAGGAAAGCGCAGAACTGAAGAAAATGCTGGCGGATGCGACAGCCAAGGAAGCCAAAGAGAGGGTCTGAATGTCCGGTCAAGGCGACATTGTCTATGAGATCGGCGGTGAGGTCGACGGTCTTGTGGCTGCCGGTCAGGATGGCGCCCGATCCCTGAAGGATCTGGAAAAGCAATCCCGGTCACTGTCCAAGGAAATCGACCGGATCGGCAAAGTTGCGGTCGGTTTCCAGCGGCAGGTCAATGGTTGGGTCGGTGTCAACGAGCGGGTTTCGAAATCGGCAAAGGAAAGCGCCAAGGCCTTTGCCGAGTGGGAGAAGTCCCGCGCCTCAATCGACAGTCTGCGCGCCTCGATCGACCCGCTGTTCGCGGCGTCGATGCGCTATGAGAACGCGCTGCAGCAGCTTGATCTGGCGCTGGACAAGGGTAGCATCTCGGCGGATTACCATGCCCAGATGGTCAAGAAGGTCACCGCGGCCTATCTGACGGTTGATGCCGGGCCTCTGGAGGTTGTCGGGCGGAAGTCTCTGCTGGCCGGGCAGAATGCGAAAATGTTTGCGATGCAGCTTTCGCAGGTTGGCCAGCAGTCGATGGTCACCGGCAATTTTGTGCAAGCGCTGGCCATCCAGTTGCCGGATATGGGTCTGGCATTTGGCGGCGTCGGTGCGATGGCTGGTCTGCTTGCGGGCGTTGCCCTACCGGCGCTGATGACGGCGTTTGGGAATACCGCTGATCAAGCCTCCACGATGCAGACTGCGCTGGACGATCTGGACAAGATTCAATCCGGCATCACGGAATCGCAGGACATCCTGAAAATGTCGCTGGGTGAACTGATCGAGAAGTATGGGCTTTATGCGTTGCAGGTCAGGGATGCGGCGGCGGCTCTGCTCGATCTGCAGATTGCACAGGCGCAGGTGAAGCTGGACGAAGGCATTTCGTCGGCTTCTGAAGAGATGAGAAAGTACGCGGCGCGAATGGATGCCGCCGCTGCCTCTGCCGAATATCTTGCCGCGCTGGACTGGGCCTCGCAGGGCATTGCCGTCGATTTGTCGGCGCAGGTTACCGCAACGGCCCAGAGCATCGAAAATCTGATCCGCGATCTGAACGTTTCGCGGGATGAGGCGATCCGGCTTGCCGATGCTTTTGCGCTGGTGCGGGATGCGGCCTCATTCGAGGATCGTCTCGCGGCACTGCGAAACCTGAATGGCCTGATCCAACAGATCGGTGTCGATCTGAGGACGCTGCCGGAAGGATTGCGGCAGGCGTTGATCGAGGCGGGCCAGCTGAACATCAAGATGGGGGAAGTCAGCGGCTCGGCCGGAGTGCTGTCTACCCGGGCGCGTGAAGCGCTGGCTGCCATTTCCGCGCTGGCCGGATCCGCACCGGGGGCAGGATGGCTTGCTGGGGCGATTGGAGACGCAAAATCTCTGGTCGGCACGCTGTGGGAGGCCGCGCGCGCCAAGGCTGCGGCCTTGGACGAAGGCGGCATGACAACGGGCAGCACAACTTGGTGGTATGGGCAAACGGTGGATGACATTCTGCCGCCAGAGCCGGGATTTGCGCCAGCGAACGGGGGCGGTAATCGTGGCGGTGGCGGTGGCGGCGGCGCAAACCAATACGCGCAGCGGATCGAGACTATTGTGAACTCGCTCAAGACCGAGCGCGAGTTGATCGAAGAATGGTATCAGGAGTCGCTTGCGCTGCTGCAGGGCGCGAATGATGCCGAGCTTGAGGTTCTGGGCGGCAAGTATGCCGCGATCGAGCGCCTTGAGGCCGAGCATCAGGAGAGATTGGCCGGGATACAAGGCGCTGGCGCCGAGGGCCGGTTGGGACAGGCGGCCAATTTTTACAGCCAACTTGCCGATGCGACTCAGGCCGGTCACGGCGTGCTGGGGCGCATCCACAAGGCGGCCCAGATCGCCGAGGCGATTTCCAGCGCCAAAGCCTCGGCCATCGCAGCATGGGAGCACGGCATGAAAACCGGGGGGCCCGGCCTTGCTTTGCAATATGCGGCTCTGTCTGCCGTAAAGACTGCCTCGATGATCAGCGGGCTCATTGGCAGTGGCGGCGGCGGTGGTGGCGGGGCTGGTGCCGGTGGTGCTGCGGCCGTGGCGGCGCCTGCGGCACCCTCGCCCACAACGGTCAATATCCGGTGGGTTGGCGATATGAGTTTTGAGAGCTTTGGCTCACTGACCAAACGGCTGAATGAGGAAAACAAGATGGGTTACAGGCTCAATCTGGTGATGGGCTGATGGTCATCTTTGAAAGCGGCTTTACCGGGATCGCCTATCCGTCGCGGAACCCGCGCATTGCGGGATGGCCTCTGACCGGCACGATTGCGGCGTCTTCAGAGGTGGCGGGTTTTGCGGCGACCGAAGCTGCCAATGATCTGACCTATCAGTTCTGGCGGCCTTCGGCCCTGCCCGCGACGTGGGAGGTCGATTTCGGCGGGGCTGAGACGGTCAGCTATTTCGGCATCGCGGCGCATAGTCTGGGCAGCAGTGGCAATACCGTTGCGGCGCAAGTCTGGTCGGGCGGGGCATGGGTGACGGTGGCGACCCATACACCGCAAGATGACAGCCCGATCCTTGTGCTGTGCGCGGCCAAGCTTGTTTCCAAGGCGCGGATCGTGGTCAGCGGCGGGACGGTGCCGGACATCGCAGTGATCCGCTTTGGCGACATCCTGGAGTTTCCGCAGCCTGCGGCCTATGTCGGGCGGCGGGATATCCAGCAACTGGCGATCGCGGAATACCGCACCACCATCAGCGACGGTGGCCATGTGCAGGGGCGTTATATCTCGCGCCGGGGGCAGAGTTTCACGCTGGCCGTCGCGCATCTGAGCGAGACGTGGAAAGCCTCGGATCTTGATCCGCTGATCCTGCATCTTGAGACAGAGGCGGTTTTCGTGGCCGACCGGCCCGGAGAGTTTCCGGCTTCGGTCGCCTTTGGCCAGACCGTGGCGCCCGTGGTGCCGGAGCGCGCGGTGCCCAATGCCAGCGTCTCGATCAGCGTCAGCATGGAGTTTGTCGGTCATGTTGCGTGAGCCGGTCCAGATCGTGGAGCTGGTGCAGCGGCGCTGCGGGTTGCGGTTCGGGGTTGGGGATTGCACCGCTACCGGCGCCCCGATGTGCTATCAGACATGGACAACCTGCCCGGTGCGCGCGGTCTATGATTCGAGCGGCAGCATCGCCTGGCGGTTTGTGGCCAATGGCGCCGGCATCTGGCCGATTGGCGACCAGAGCGACCCTGACGTGATCACCACCAATGCGTTTCCGGTTGATGGCCTGACGGTCTCGACCGCGTCCGGCTCGCTCAACGCGGCGGGTGTGCTGGATGGCAAGAGCCCGGCTGGCGCGCGGTCGCGGGTCACTGTCACGATGGCCGATTTCCCGTGGGCAGACCCGGTCGGTGATTTCTACCTGGGTGATCGGGTGGACCTGCCGGAGCGGATGTTCTGGGCGGTCTGGGCTGCGCGGAATGCGTTTTTCGGCGGCATGACGCTCAACATCTATGACGGCTATCGCGGTGATGCGCTGGGGGACATGAGCAAGCGGGCCTATGTCGTTGACAAATTCGAGGGGCCGGACGGTTCGGGCCGTGTCAGCATCACCGGCCTTGACCCGCTGGTCCTGTCCACGAACCAGAAGGCCAAATTTCCCGAGGAAATGGACGTGCGGTTGCCGTCTGCGATTACCTCGGGTCAGGTGACGATCCGGGTGCAGACCGGCGAACCCGCCAAGCTGACGAAATCCTATGGCAATCTGACGGGGATCTATCATCTGCGGATCGGCAATGAGGTGCTGTCCTACACCGGCGTCACGACGATCGAGGATGGGGTTTATGATCTGACCGGCTGTGTGCGCGGTGTAGTCGGCACCGCGGCCAGCGCCACGGCGGACACGCGCTGCCAGCGGGTAGGGCGCTATGTCGATATCCCGACCTGGGAAATTGGCTATGACCTGTTGGTCAATCACACGCCTCTACCTGCGGCCTATGTCGATCACGCGGTCTGGGCCGATGAGGGCGATACCTATCTGCCCACCCTGCGATCCACCGTCTGGATCATGGAGCCGACGCTGGTCGATGATCTGATGGGCGAGTGCTGTCAGCAGGGCATGTTTTACTACTGGTGGGATGAGCGCACGCAATCGGTGCCGATGCTGGCTGTGCGCCCGCCCAAAGCCTCGGTCGCGCGGCTGGACTGGCGCACCGATATTCTGGCCAGCTCGGTCGAGTTGCGGCGCGAGCCGGAGAGTCTGCTGACGCGGGTCTTTGTCTATTATGACCCGCGCGACCCTTTTGCCTCGCGGACGGCGGCGTCGAATTACCGCGTGGTCTCGGGCCGGATCGAGGGCAGCACGGAACACCCGGACGCCGCAGGCGGGCCCCGCCCGCTGAGCATCTATGCCCGGTTTGTGAGCACCGAAGCCCATGCGGTGCAGATCATCCAGCGGATCATCAGCCGCTATTCGGTGATGCCGCGGTTCGTGTCGCTGCGGCTGGATTCGAAAAACAAGGAGATCACCATCGGGGATGTCTGTGATCTGACGGCCCGCGAACTGGTGGACAGCGAGGGGCGTCTGCTGGCCGACCGTTGGCAGGTGATCAGCTGGTCGGAGGTGCGGCACGGTGAGGTCTATCTGATCGACCTGCAGACCTATGACTACATCGGCGCCTTTGCGTTCTGGATGGCCGATGGCGCCCCCGACTGGGAAGACGCGACCGATGAACAGCGGGCGCTTGGCGCCTGGTGGGCGGATGATGATGGCAAATACCCGGACGGCACGCCCGGGCATCAGTGGAACTGAAAAAACATGGCATGGACAACCCTTCCAAACTCGCTGTTTCTGCCCGGAAAGCCGATCCTGGGCAGCACCGGCGCTGAGTTGCGCGACAATATCGCGTCGGCTGCCTCGCGCGATTCCGGGGCGCCAGTGGTGACCAACGGCGGCTGGCACCCTTATAATATGGCGGCAATCGGTGATGGGGCCACGGGCCTGATCTATGATTTCGCGGTGTCTGGCGCGGTGGCGAGTGTCGAAACCCCGGTCTGGGCCGATGGCTATGAATATGCCATCCGCATCGCGGGGATCAGCGGCACCTCGCCATTCGGGGCGGCGCTGGTGATCGACCTCTACAAAGAGACCGATGCCGCCTATCAGAACGTCTACACCAGCACCGCCACGCTGGGCGCGGCTGACCGGCTGGGCGATGGGTGGATCGAGGCCAAGGCCCCGCGTCTGCTGAAACGGGTTCATGGCATCGAGCGCTTTGTGTCGATTGACACCACGGTCGAAACCGGCGCCTCGGCGATGTATGACGCGACCGTGCAGGCCATCAGCAAGGCGCGGGTGAGCCTGTCCAACGGCAACATCGACGCTGGCCAAATCTACCTTTACCGGCGCGGCATCCAAATCTAGCGCGCCCCGCTTTAATCCCCCGGAGACATCATGGCATCCACCGTCCCTTTGACGGGCAGCGTCCTGCTGCCCGATGGCACGCCCCTGCCCAACGGCCAGTTGCGTTTTCAACTGACCGCCACCGACAGCGACCAGATCAGCCGCGAGGTTTTCCCGGGTGGCGGGCTGATCGTGATTGACCTGATCGACGGGGAGATTCCGGCAGGCACCGAAATCTGGCGCAACACGGCGGGCCTGCGCGGGACGGCCTATCAGATTTATCAGGCATGGACCGATCAGGATGGCCGGATGCAGCAGCGCCACATGGGCCTGCGCACGGTGGGCGATGCCGCGTCTTACACCTATGCCGGGCTGATCGACGCCGATCCGCCCGAGACGGCCAACACCTACAGCATGACGATCACGGCGGATGAGTATCAGCAAGCCTTGGCCGCACGGGACGGCGCAGGCGAATCCGCCACGCTGTCCGCTGCCTACGCCCAAACGCCGGAGGATACCACAGTGCCGGGCGGTGCCGGGTACTCCGCGCTGCACTATGCGGCCAAGGCGGGCGCGGATGCCGCGGCGGCTGACGCGGCCCGGGAGCTGGCCGAAGCGGCGGTGACGAATGCCCAGGCGGCGGCGCTGACCGTGGCAACATGGACGGCGCTGGCCGCGCTGACGGCGGCGGTTGCGGGCACCGGGGCCGAGGTGCTGGATACGGACACGGGCACCCACACCGACCCCGTGGCCGGGGGCACGGTCAACAATGCGGGCCGCTATAGCTGGTCTGTCAGCCCCGCCGGGTGGCGGCGGATCGGGGTCACTGGCTTGGCCGCAAAGGCAGACCGCGCGGTCACGAATGTCCGTGATCTCTTTCCGGGCCGGGATGGCAGCGGCATCACGGCCATCGAACTGGCGGCGTTTGCGCGGACCCCCAGCGTCAAATTTTTCAATGTCCCTGCCGGGAAAGTCGTCATCGAAAAATACCTGTTCTGGAAGGATGTTGGCACCCGGTTCAACATCACATTCCAGATCGCCGACGACGCGAACGGCACAAATGCGGTTGATGCCTGCAGCTATGCCGTCGCCAGCGGCGCAGATATGTGGACTGGGTGGCGCGAGATCACCATGGCAGCGGTCGGCGGTTCGGGCGTCACCGGGACCGTGCAAATTAATTTCGACGACACCACCGCCATTTTGATGAATACCCCCCCGACAACCGCCGCGATGTATCAGCGCCGTCAGGTCAATCCTTCCGCGATCCAGACCAGCGCCGCACAGGCGGCCTATCTGAACGCGGCAATCGCCGCAGGGGTCACGCCCTTGCTGCCCTCAGGGCCCGGCCAGCGCAAACCGTGGCGGGACAATCAGGACGCGACAGGCACCGTGTTCACAAACGCCTTCCTGCGCGCGTTTGTGAAAGGCGCTTGGGTCTACGGACCCAAGAAATCCAGCAACATCCGCATCAGCTACATGCGTCTATCCAACAGTGCGACCTGCTACATCGACCTCTATGACGATGACAAAGGGCGGCTGATCTGCCGATGGTCGGCAGCCTCCGTCTTGGCATTCGCCGCGCAGCCGCGCTTCGTGGCGGCTGTCACCGTACCGAACCTGCTGACCTATTCCGGTGAATGGGCGGTTCTGGAATTGGACTGGACGGCGATCAGCGCCACCATCGAAGGGCCGCTGTCAACGATGCAGCGCGGCGGTCTGCATGAGGATTGCCTGCATTCCTTCGAGGATTGCCAATGGTGGGCCACCAGCCCGGTGTTTCACGAGACAATCAATGTCGGCGCGACCCGCACCCGCACCACGATCACGGCGGCTCTGGCTTCGATCACCCGCCCCGCACATCCCCATCATGCGATCCTGATCAAATGTGACGAACAGGCCACCAATTACGAGGAGTGCATCACGCTCCCTGATTTTGTGAGCCTGCAAGGGCCGGGGCCAAACGCCGTCGCCGCCCTGCGTGATCCTGTCGGCAATACGGCCTTGAACACCGTTGAGCGCAACAGGTCCAGCCATGTGATGGATTTCAGGATCGAAACCCATACCGGCGATGGCGGCGCAGATGCGGGTCGATATGTGATGCACCGCGATCCGCAACAGCATGGGACATGGGGCAGCAACGCGGGTGGTCAGACATGGGGTGTGCTGGGCGGAATGCGCAACGTGCTGCTGGTTGGCGGGGCGCTGCAAAACGTCAATCTCTATGGCGGCGGTCACAACTCCGATCAGCGGGAAATCTGGCACAATGTGAAATGCAAGCGCCTCAATCCGAATGCCTCGCAGGCGGATTTCTCGGCGCATGACACAGGGCCTCAAACGTCCTCGGGCGGCATCTACGCCAGCAACAGCCGCCAGTTGCGCCCCTCGGTTTGGGAAATCCACGCCTCCTCCTCCCCCGCTATTGTTGCGGCAGGCTTGCAGGTCATTTCTCAGGGGAGCGAGGCGGCGAACCAGCTGGTGCTGGACGGGTGTGAGTTCAATCGCGTTGATCAGCTGGTCACGGTCGGCTCTGCCTACCTCTGGACCATCAGCGGGGTTCATCACGGCGCGATCCGCCAGACAGGTGGCACGGGCGAAGTGTATCCAGATACTGGCTTGCATCGCCGGATGCTGAACAGCACCGGCGCTGGCCTTGCGGCTGGCACCTTTGTCAAACGCACCGGGCAACGAACCATCGCGCTGGCTGGCCCCGGTGATCACATCTTTGGCTGGCTGCCCGATGCGATTGCCAATGGGGCGGAAGGCTTCGTGGTGCGCGGTAAGAACATCGCGGAAAAATACGTCACGGGCGCGTCCGGTTCCGGTGCGTGGGGCTTGGCAGCGGGCGGACTGCTCGACTACGCCGCCGCCGCCAAGCTCGGCGAGCATTTCGGTGGCGTGGTGGAGGTGTGGTGAGAAATGTCTGACACCAAACAGCAGATCACAACCGCGCTGGTGATCCAGATCGGCGGGATCCTCGTGGCCCTCAGCCTCGGTTGGGCCGTGATGGACGCGCGCGGTCAGGCTGCACAGGCCGCAATCACCGATCATGAAACCCGGCTGCGCGGGCTGGAGCGGGAGGTGCTGGTCAAGCGCGCGGTCAAGACGCTGGCGAGCGCCTTTCTGGCTTTCAGGTTGTCGCCCTATTTGCGCGGGTTCGAGACGGCACGCCAGCGCCCGACCCCCACCTGACCTTTGCAATCGCCAAGGAGCGAGAATGTTGTCCAAGATCGATGACTATATTTACTGGGTGGTCACCAGCCTTTCGGCGGCGATCAGCGGCGGCGTGATGTGGCTGGTTCGCCGGGTGCTGACCAACCAGAAGCAGATCGCGCTTTTGGAAGCCGAAATGGCGACCCGGGCCAAGCTGCGCGAAGAAGACCGCGAGCGGATGGCCAAGATCGAAAAGCAAAACACCCAAATTCTCGGCGTGCTGCTGAGGGAGGTTAACGATGACGCGGGCTAAAGCGACGGTGACCGGGATTGCAGCCGCGATTGCGATTTCGGTGGGGGTGATCAAGCCGTGGGAGGGGCGCAGTCTGGTGCCCTATTACGATATTGTCGGAGTCCTGACGTGGTGCGACGGCGAGACCAAGGGGCAGCCCAAGGCGGTCTATACCCATGCCGAATGCGACCTGATCACCGAGCGCGAGGTTGCGCGCTATGAGGCAGATATCCGCCCCTGCCTGCCCGCCGATCTGCCGCCCAAAGCCCGGGCGGCGTTTATCAGCGCGGCCTACAACATTGGCAGCGGCGCGTTCTGCGGGTCGAGCATGGCGCGGCTTGCCAAGGCGGGCAATCTGCGGGCGGCCTGTGATGCGCTGCTGCTCTGGAACAAGGCGGGCGGCAAGGTGGTGCGGGGCCTGACGAACCGGCGGATCGCCGAGCGTCGGTTGTGCCTTGAGGGGCTGCAATGACCCCGCTGCACATCCTGCAACTGGCGCCGCCGCCGATTCCCGACTGGCGGCTGATGCTGGCGCTGCAGCGGGCGGGCCTTGGGCTGCGGGGGATGCCATGGGGCTGACCGCGCGCGCCGCCCTGCCGGATCGCCGGCCCACCGCCACGGTCGAGGCCGATTGGCAGGGCCACCCGATCACGGTCACCGTGGGGTTTTACCCGGCAGGCCACCCGCGCGCCGGGGCGCCGGGGGAGGTCTTTGCCGACACGCTGCGCGGCGGGCAGATGGCCCACACGGTGGCCGATGCCTGCGTGCTGGTCTCGGTAGCTCTGCAGCACGGGATTGCGCCGGCCGATCTGGCCAAATCGCTGGGCCGGGTGCCCGCGTTTGTCCTGGGCGCCCCGGTGCTGGCCCCGGCAAGCCCGGTTGGCGCCGTGGTGCAGGCGCTGGTCGAGGTGGCGGGATGATCGCGCGCTATCTCCTGCCCGGCCTTCTGGCCCTGCTGCTGGCCGCCGCAGGCTGGGGCTGGTGGCAGCACCTGCGCGCGGAGGCGGCGCTAGCCCGGGCGGAAGCGGCAGAGGCCCGCGTGGTGGGGATGCAAGAGGCCGCCGCCGCGCTGGACCGTCACCTGCGCACCGTCGCGGCAGAGCGCGACAGATGGGCGGCCATCGCCGCAGAGATTGACCAATTGGAGGGCGCCGATGAGCCGCTTAATGCCTATGGCCGCGCTGTGCTTGACCGCGTGCGCCGCGCCGGTCCCTGAGACGGTGATACCGCCCGAGCTGCTGCGCCCCGTGGCGGTCGAGTGCCGGGATGGCGGCACGCTGCGCGCGCTGGGGCAATGCGCGATGAACCTGCGGCAGGGGCTGGATGAGGCCAATGCCAAACTGGTGGCGGTGGGGGAGATCGTGGGGCCGCAGTAATGCTGTGCGAAGCGCTCTTTGGTTCGCTGGACCTGTGCGAACCGATCTTCCTTGGTCAAACCGTGAACGGGCGGCCTGTAAAAAGGGCTCCCTTGACCAAGCATCAATAGCTTGGCTGGTGAAGCCTTTCTTCACATCGAAGATGTCAGCGGTTCAAATCCGTTATCGCCCACCATTTTTTCATGCAAAATCCGTGGCTTAGGCTGCGGATTTTGTCTTTTGCGAAGCGCTTCCGGGTTCATTGGACCTTACGCAGCTTTGTGAAGTCCAGAACATCGGCGGCGGCGCGCAGGTGATCCGGTGCAAACCTTGCATAGACCCGCTCTGTTACGGCGATGGATGAGTGCCCGAGATACTGGCTGACCTGCGCCATCGGCACGCCTGCCGCCACCATATGCACAGCGGCGGTGTGGCGAATCGTGTGCGGGCTGACATCTTCAAGCCCGGCGCGTTCACAGGCGGCGGCGAATCCCTTCTTGATCGAGCCGACCCGCTCCCCGGCCCATTCCACCACAAAGTCACTGAGCGCGGCCTCTCTGGCGGTGGACAGGGCGGATCGCAGCATCCCGTTCATCGGCACGATGGCGCGACCCTTGCGCGGGCCTGCCATGTCTTCGCGCAGATTGATCTGCCCCCGCTCCATATCGACCCGATCCCATGTCAAGCCAAGGACGGCACCGATCCGGCCCGCCGTGCCCAGCATCAGCAGGGTGGCAAGCCGCAGATGCGGCTGCGTCATGGCCTCGATCAGCTTGCGGATTTCCGGTTCGGTCAGGAATCGCTCCTGCGGTGCGGGCTTCTGCGGCCTGTCGATGTAGGGCGCGCGGGAAATCTTCCCGCTTTTCTCAGCCCATGTGAGGCAGGATCGCAGGTGTCCGAGTTCGGTCCATGTTGATCCGGTCTTGATGCCCGTCTTCGCGCGCGCCGCCATATAGGCGCGGCAATGATCGGTGGTGATCTGGTCCGGGCGCAGCGCGCCAAAGTGGGGCAGGATGGCCTTGCCGGTGTAGCCCATCGTCACGCCTGCAGGCCGGTCGCCAAGGTGCTTGCGATAGGCAGACCATAACCCATCCACGGTCAGATCGTCGCGCGGCGGGTTCTCGCGCCGGATGACATCTATTGCCTCTGCTTCGGCGTCCTTGGCCGTGAGTGCGTCAAGACGATAGCGGCGGCGGGTGCCTGTGTCGTCGCGCCAAGTGATGACAAATCGGCCCTTGAGCCGTCCGATGCGATAGTCTGTTGGCACGCTTCATACTCCTCGACGGCGGGGACCGGGATTCGGATCATGCGGCCAACCCGGAAATGGCGCAACGTCCCGCGATGGCAAAGCTGCCGCACCGTCTCGGCAGAACAATCCCAGCGTTCGGCCAGAAGTTCAGGGGTGAGGGGGCGGGCAGGGGTGGTCATCACTCACCCCCTATCCATGACGGCATCCCGCCGCCGCTCATATTCATAATCGCCGTCCGGCTCTTCCGGCTCGGCTTCGACCTCACCGAAGCCGCCGCATTCGGGGCAGTCCACATCGTCATTGCCGAATATCCAGAAGCCCACCCCTTTGCAGCACTCGCACGGCACCAAGACCGGCTCAGGCTGTTCCGGTGGCCCTTGCAGCCGCCATGCGTCATAGCCGGGGATGGTCATTTGCTGTCACCCTGCGCTCTGATGTGGTGGCAGTCCGCAATGTCGCATATGCCGCAGACTGCGACCGATGGGGCAACGCCAACCGTCAGCATTACGGGCGGATGCCCCGTCCCCAAGACCGTCAGATAGATTGGCGCGCCGCGCGCGATGGCATCTGCCTCTGCTGGCGTGGGTTGCCAAGATGAAACCATTTGCGGGCCAAAGTCTCCAATCTCGTCTCGCAACGGTAACCCGAGATAGCCTTGAGATTTCCCGATCCGCCGAGTTGCCCCATCAATTGCGTTGATGATCATTGATCCTTGCTCCTGTCTGGACCGATGCCCCGCCCTCTTTCTCAATCTCGGCAGCGCGGGCGAGGATGGCGGAAGCGCAATCAAGCGCGCCGACGCCCTCGCTCTCATCTGCCGATGATGCGCGAACCTTGCGGCAAACCCCCGCCGCCTCTCGCAGCCCCATCGCCCGGCCACGCGCCTCTGCCTCCCGCTCGATCTGAGCGAGGGCTGCGGTGGCTTCGGCGGGGGTGAGGTTGCGGATACTTCGCGCAAGCAACGAATGCGCGCTTTCGTATTTCTTGGGGTCTCTCCCCTTGCTGATCATATAGTCCGCGTGTTTTGCATCGCACAGCCGCGCAGCATCCTCATACGCCGCCGCAATCAGCGCCTGCACCTCGGGCAGCGCGGCGATGGTGGCGGGGCCGCGTTCTGGCCCGGTCATTCCGCACCCCTTTCCACGAATGATTGCAGCGCCTGCATCGTCTTGGTCTGCGCTTCCATGAATTTCAGATGGTCTGCTTCGCAGCGGGCCATTGTTTCGGCCTCATCTGGTGTCAAATCAGCAATTCGCTTGACGAAATTTTTGCCCATGCTCGCAACGCAATCGTGGTAATGCAGATACGGCTTGACCCACACAGCACGAAAAATCCCAGTTGAACCGCGCTCGGCTACAGCCAATTCGGCGCCATCATCCAAGTCGAAAATCGTGCTGACCCATCCCAGATCGCGCATCCTTTCGTCTGCGTCGATATAGGCCCGCAACGCGGAGTGCGTCGTGTGGTAGGCGGCGGCCTGCTCTGCTCGTTTGCTCTCGACCATCCGAAAAAGATCAGAGCTTTCCGACGCCGAAAGCGGGACGCGGCTCCCATCAAGCATGGTCTTCCACCCGTGTTCAAACTCGCTCATTCCGCACCCCCGATCTTCGCCGCCAGATCGGCGGGCGGGGTCAGGGCGCGGTCCAGCCGCTCGATTTCGGCGATACACAAAGCGCCAGCTTTGACCAAATCGCGGCGTGGGTCGGTCGGTTTGAACCACGCGGCCATCCACTTGATAGGCCAACACCCTCGTAGGGCTTCTGTCTTCCACCCTGCTGCGTTCAAGGCATAACACCCTGAGGCTTGAGCCATTTCCCCGTCCACATGCTGATCATCATGCTCCGGCGTCCATCCCTCGACGCTGATCTGGCGGGCACGTTCGGCCAGCACGTCGCGGGCGGCGGCAGAAAGATCGGCTTGGCGCGCGTCGGGGTCGGGTTGGAGAGCGGCGCGGATGCGGGCTTCGTGGTCGGCTTGGGCTTCTGTCAAGGCACTCCGTTCATCGGAGTAAAATCCTGATGCTGCGTCCACGTTGTCTTCATTAGCATCGGGTTGCCAGAACGCCCACATTCTCTCGGCGTCAGTATCAACCTCAGAAACAACGTAGATGCCGAACGCAGACGAACCCCACCACTCAACGCCACGCTTATTGAAAATAATAGGCTTGACCTTGACGGCCCCCGCCAGCGCCGCGTCCCGCTCGGCTTCGGCCTTTTCGGCGCGGTCCCGCAACTCTTGTTCCAGCGCCAGCGCGTAGGCGCGGCTTTCGGTCAGATCGGCGATAACCCGTTCCGCGATATTCGCGTAAATCGGCCCGTCCTCCGGTGAAAACAATGGACCGCTGTCAGTGTTCGGCATCGGAATGAATTCGTTGATGCTGTTTCGCATAGCGCACAGGGCTTCCCAGTGCGCCCGCGTCATGCGTTGAAAGCAGTCTTTCGCGAGAATTGCAGCATCCCGATCGGCGGTCAGGCGGGCGATCCGCGCATCCTTTTCCGCGTCCGCAGCGGTCTGGCCCATCACCGTGCGAGGGGCGGAATCAGAACGGGATTTCAACGTCTTCCTCCTTTTCTGCGGCAGGTTCTGCGGCGGTTACCGTGATATCGGCGGGCTGATTGATGGTGGCGGCCTTCCCGCCGACCATCTTCAGGACAAAAAACATCATCCCCGGATTGCGCCCGGCAAGGCGTGCCGCTTCGGTGTCTGCGCTTGCCCGGCTTTCGTGCCGGTAGGTCGGCGCCCGACCGTGCGGGTTCCACACCATCCAGAAGCGGGCGACTTTCAGATCATCACTCATCCCTCAATCCTCTCCATCAGCCCAACCCGGGCGATAAAATCCCGCCACGCGGCGAGAAGCGCGTTCTTGGCGGCCTGTTCGGTCTTGGCCCGGCCATCGGTGTGGACGGTTGACCCGTTGACCCACAGCCGCCACGTCCACGGCAGGCGGTCACGGGGCAGGCCCTGAGGCGGAAACACCGCGCCCACGTCCACCGCGCCAGAGCGCAGCAGGATGCGGCCTGCGGGGTAGTCGGCGGCGATGAAGTGGGCGGTCATTCAGCGACCCCCTTGTGCCGGTCGTCGTGCAGCGAAAACGGTAAGTCGGACACGATCCATAGGTGGAACATGTCCGCTTGATCCACAATTTCAGCGTCGGGCGGGTAAACCTCGATGCCCGTCGAAGTCGGCCCGGCAAGTTCGGATTTGATCCGCTGCATTTCGTGCCAAGTCGGTCGGTCACCTGTCAGTGATGAAACCGCCAGATGGACTGCAAACCTTACATCGCGAATGAGAACCGCGAAGACGCGGTTCCGCCGAACGTGATCAACCTCGCCAAGCCATCCGGGCCGGAAGCGGTGTGGGTTTTCCAACCGCTCCCAAGACCCCCATTCCCCCGACTTCCGCCAGCGCCTTTCGCGCGAAAGTAGGTGATCGCGCGCCTTGCGCGGCAGGCCAGACATAGCAGGATTGAACCGATCGCTCATCCCGCCACCCCCGGCATCTGGCTGAGGAAATGGGCGATCAGGTCTTCTTCGCTTGGACCGGCAACGCACCCCCCTGCTAAGTTCCCGACTGCCAGTCCGACCAGCGCCGTCTTGTGGGTCAGCAGGTAGCCATAGGGCGGCACATCATCAATCTCTTGGCGGTGGCCATTAATCTTGACGACCCATTCCTCGGTTTCGCCCTGCCAGATGCCCGGAAGCAGATGAAAATCACCGCCGCCCTGCGCAATTGCCCATTCGACCACGGCGGCGAAAAGCGATGTGATGCCAGCGTCAGCCATTTTCGCCTCCGATCTGGTCAATATTCCCGCGCTGGACGGTAACCGTCAGCGCCACCACCCACGGGTTTGCGCCCCATGCGCCGGGGCCATGCAGGCTGTTCCAGAGCGCGGCATAGGCCCCGGTGGCCTTAGGATCATTCGCCCATCCACCATCTACCGAGACGCTGAAATGGTTGGGGCCTCCGCTGTTCGGTAAGCGATCAATCCCCTCCGCAATCGCGTCTGCCTCGCTGATGTCCTGCAGCCGCTGCACCCGAACATCGGTGACGGTCAGGGTCAGGCGGCTGGCCCAGCGGGGCATGTGCAGAGGTGTCACGTTGCCGCGATCAGCCGCCTTCGGCCAATTCCAGTCCTTATCGCCAAACTCGCCATCGCTGATCATGCGGCGCTCGCCATCGGCTGGGTAGGACACATCAAGATTCCATACCCCATCGCCCAGATAGTGCGGTCTCCACGCCTCGCGGACATAGAGGCGGTCGCCAGTGGCGTAGGGCCACTTCACACAAGTGAGCGGCCCGCCTTGAGGATGCAGGAATTGTATCCACTCCGGGTGACAGACCTCGACGCGCGGGGCGATGCCTAGGTCAATCGACTTGTGCGACAACACCCGCCGCGTTTGCGTCTTCCGCCCTTCCAGCAGGGCGCGCACCATCGGAGCGGAAAAGATGATCGGACGGTCAGCCATTGACGGCCTCCCTTCTGTCGTTGTTGCTGTGCGCATGTGGACCAAGCGAATGACCATCATCGGCGGGGAGCGGCTGGCCAACGACTGGACCGTCTATCGCAACGGCCAGCCGGTGGGCCGGGTTTGCCGGATGCACAGCAACGTGCCGGACTCTCAGATCACTTGGTCCAGTTGGGTGCCGCCATATGATCGCGGTATCGTCGCGGACGAGGGCGCCGGGCTTGAGGCTTTGCGGTCCAGCATCCGCGCCCGCTGGCCAGATGGGCCGGGATGGCTGCCAGAGGCGGGGCGGGGGGTGTAGGTCAGGCATGGGTGACCTCGTCGTCCAGAATGCTGTCGATCAGACCCTCATCGACCGCGATTTCGACGATCAGGCGGGCGAGGCTATTGGGGTGGATGCAGCGCTTGGCGGCGTGCGGGGCAAGCCGATCAAGGATGTCGCGGGGGAACAGGACGGTTCTGCCGTTTTCCTCGGCGGGGCGCTTGGGCCGCTGCCGCGCCCGCCCGGCAGAGTGTTCCAGCGCGGTGATCGTTTGTTCGGGGATTCCGATCCGGGCCGCGATCTGCCGCGTGCTGAGGCCATCCGCGCGCAAGGCGAGGACAGCATCGGTGCGCGATGAAAAGCCCAAGGTCGGTTTCGGGGCACCCATGACTACTTGCCCCCCTTGCGCCCGAGGGCGGCGAGGAATGTGCTGGCGGCGGATTTGGCGGCGGTGGTCATTTCGTTCCTCTGGAAAAGCCCCCCGGCGCTTGGCCGGGGGTAGGTCAACAGGGAGGTGCGGACAGGCCCCGGCCCGCGCGGGGTGGGTGTCAGGCGAGGGCGGCGCGCAGCTTTCGCAAACGCAGTTCGGCGCGGGCGCAGTCGGCCTGCCATTCCGCATCTGCGGCGATATCGGTTTGCCGCTCGATCAGGGCGTCGAGTTCGGCATCGCTCAACGGCGCAAAGGTGGGCGCAAAAATCGCGACATCCTCTTTCAGGCGCGCGATGAAGCGGTAAAGGTTGGCGGTTTCGGTGTCGTCCATGGCGTCCTTTCCCCCGGTTCCGCCGGGTCGGGTTCGTTGGTCCGGGTGGCGGGGATCGAACCCGCGACCTGTGGCACCCAAGGCCACCGCGCTGCCGCTGCGCTACACCCGGGAAGAAAAGCCCCGGCGGCGGTTCTGTGAGTGGTGCCGCCGGGGGAGTGGCGCGGGCCGGAAATCAGGCGGTCGGCCCGCGCGGCGAGGTCAGGTGGGGTAGGCGCCCTCGGGCGCCTCTTCCGGTGCCGGCCATTGCAGTTCGGCGGGCAGCCATTGGTCGATCGCGGCGTTCTGGTCGCGGCTGAGGCCGAGCAGTTCGCGGAAATCGGCCTCGTTGAAGAGGCGGTGCAGCAGCTGGGCCTTTTCGGCCTTCTTCAGGGCGGCGAATTTCGCGTGGGTCGGATCGCGGTCATCGGGCACGAGCGCGGTCCAGATCGGATCGAGGGCGGCGGCGCGCAGGCGGCTGAAATAACCTGCCGCAGTCGGGGTCCAAATCCGGCGGGGATCGGGGTCGATCTTGTGGGCCAGCGCCGCCGCAAGCGGGCCGTCGCGCAGCAGGCGGGACAGGCCGAGTTGCAGGATCTGATCGCGGTTCACCTCTCCGAGATTCCGGAAGGCGGCGAAGGCGGCCGGGTCGGCGTCACCGCCTCCGCCGCTGTCGAGGCCGGGGAGATGATCCGCCGCCAGCCGGGCCGGCAGGGTAAAGCCTTCGGTCTTTTCCGGTTCAAGCGGGGCCGGGTTGAAGGTGATCTGCAGCGGGCCTTGGAAAGACCAAAGCTTGGTCTGCATCATCCAGGCGAGCAGGTAGAGGGTCAGGTCCGGCCAGTCGGCAAGCTCATTCTGCAGCGCGGCCAGCCGGATGCGGGAAAGATCGGTGCGCAGGGATTCGGGCAGGGCCTTGCTTTCCGGCTTGACCGTGAATGCGGTGTCGTCGCTGCCGGGATCGGCCTGGCGGGCCGGATCATCCTCAGTCCGGCGAAAGGCCTCGGAGGTGATCAGGGTGCCGGTGTTGTCAACGTAGAGGTAGATGCCACTGGTGGTCATGTCGGCCTCGGGCACCTCACCCGCTGCCCGCTCTTCAAGTTCATCCATGCGGGCCAGTTCGGCGGGGGTCAGTTCGTCGGTTTCGGCGCGGGCAAGAAGATCCTCAAGCTCGGCGGCATCAGCTTCGGGCAGGTCAATCGGCTGGCGGCTGATGCGCTGCAGGCCATCGGTCACCGAGTAGCTGAGCCAGGGTTCGTAATGCGGCTGGACCCATTTCCAGCCGCGACCGGAGACAAATGCCGCGCAATCGTCAAGCTGGGCGCGAAACAGCGTGTCGAGCAGGTCGCCGTCCAGCAGCAGGGTGCGGTCGGTAAAGAGATCGTCCTGCACCCGCCCGCCCTCGGCGCGGTATTTGTCGAGGGTGACAAAGATCGCACGGCGGTCGCCGGCCGTGGCGGTAGACCTGGCGAGGCTTTGACGGATCGCGTTGGCGTCGTAGCCATAGCCCGCCTGCCCGTTGACCCGGGCGAGTTCGGCCAGCGCCGCGGCTTCGGTCGGGGCAGTGGTCAGGGCTGCGGCCTGATCGAGGGTGATGCCGCCAGCGCGCAGCGCCTCAATTGCCGGATCGGGCAGCTGGGCGAGGCGCAGGCGCTGGCGGACGTGACGCTCGGTCACGGCAAAAGCTTTTGCGATGGTCGCAGGCTCGGCGCCTTTGGCGGCCATGCGGCCATAGGCGCGCACCTCATCGGCAGGGTGCAGGGCCGAGCGGGCGGTGTTTTCGGCGCTGGCCCAGAGGCGGGCGGTGTCCTCATCCCCGGTCAGCAGGACGGGCACAAAGGGATCGTCACCCATCAGCCCGGCGTCATGCAGCAGGCGGATCGCGCGCAGGCGGCGGCCGCCGGCGACGATGCCGATGGAACCGCCGGGGGCGGATTGGGTGTAGCCCATCAGGTTCTGCATCAGGCCGATGGCCCGGATGGATTCGGCAAGGGCGGTGATATCCTCGACCGGCGGCTCGGAGCGGGTGTTGAGCGGGTGGATGTAGAGGTCGATCAGCGGCACCATGGCGGTGACGGTGGCGGCTGCGGGAGGATTGGCGGGCGCGGCGGCGGTTTTGCGGGCGGCCATGGTCAGAGGCCCCAGCTGGCGATGCTGGCGCACATGACGCAGCCGGTGATCCAGCCCGCTGCAAAGAGGGCGACGCGGATCAGCGCCGCCTCGGCCCGGGCGAGCAGGGCGCGCTGTTCGCGGGCCGCGATGCGGTCAAGGTGGGTCATGTCGTGGCCTTTCTGAGGGTTTCGGGGAGCGGCAGGCTGCGCAGGGTGGTGCAGGCTGCGGTTGCGTGGGTGGCGATCACGGCATTGCCGCAGATCGAGATGTGCAGCGTTTCGCCCGCGGCAGTTTCGCCGGCGAGCTGCCAGCCGCTGCCGCTGCTGTAACCGGGGCGCAGAGCCGGGCCGGTGGTGAGCATCCGGCGCACCACGGGGCATTTGCTTTCGGCCCAGTGCGCCGCGCTGCGCAGGCGGACCAGCTCGGGGTCGGGCGCATGGCGCCGCGCGGCGGCAGCGGTAAGGGCGATGGCCGAAGCGCAGGTCATTGCTCACCCGCCCAGCCGATCTTGGCGGCAAGGTCGCTGTCCAGCGCCTCGGGCTGGCCGAGCGTAGCCATCAGGCGATGAGCGACGGCAACCGCCTCGGCGGCGGTCAAGGCCAGCAGCAGCACGGGCCCGTCATGGTCATCGTCCGGGCCAAAAACCTCGCCGACTTCGTGGTAGATCGCCCATTTGCGCGGGGTGGTCACCTCGACCGGCAGGGAAAGCGGAAAGCCCATCATGCTGCACCGCCTTCGCTGCGGGGATAGCGGCGGGCGATGGCGGTGCGGATGGTCTGGATCGTGCGGACATAGGTTTCCGCGAGGATGTCAGATTCCGTCTTCGGCTGGGTGGGGACCGGATGGCAGGCAGTGCCCACCAGATGGGCCGGGGTCAGGAGCGAATAATCAACGCTCTGGCCGCGCGCCGCTTTGAGCATGTCCCATGCGGCGGCGATCACCGCGGGGTGGCAGGCCACGCTGCCGGGGTCCAGCAGGACGGCGCGGGCCTTTGCCAGCGCGTCGGGACCGGGTTGGATATCGGGCATCAAGGCCTCCATCGGGGTTGGGAAAAGGGTGAAAATCGGGGATAGTCAGGTGCGGGTGGCGTCGGAAGCGCCACCCGCGAATGCCCACGCCAAGAGAAGGACGACGCGGGACATGGGAAAATCAGACTTCGAGGACCGGCTTGCGGAGCTTGAGGACCGGGTGAACAGCCTTACCCAGCCCGACCCGCAGGTAAGGATGCCGGGCGGAAGGGTGATCAAGCTGAGCGAAGTCAGTTGGGAGCTTGAGAGGCTGCAGCTGCGCGTGACTGCCTTGCGCAACGCCCTGACCGATGCGGGCATCCCTATTCCCCTTGATGCGCAGGAGCGGGCTGATGCTGCTGCTGCGGAGCAGGCGAGGATTGCCCGGATTGGTCAGTCCCGGTCCGATTGACCGACAGAGAAGCGTTCCAGCGGCGGTGCTCATGAAGCGACATGATTGCGTTGATCGCCTGCGGCAGTTTTTCGAACCAGAGCAGTTCCCCGAGAAGCTTGCGCATCTCGGTTTCAAGATCGTCAAGCGCCGAGGGATCGCCGACCTGGTTGAATTGCCAGTCGAAGCTGCTGGCGCTGTCCAGCATCATGACCGCGACATTCAGCGCCGCCTTGCGCACATCTGATGTTTCCGGCAGCCCCGCAGCAATCGCCAAGGCCTTGCGGTGAAGCGCAAGGAATGGTGCCTGCCGCTCGGCGATGAATGCGTCGAGCGGCGTGCCCGTGGGATTCGGCTGTTGAGGGGTGGGCATGATGGCCTCCATCGGGGTTACGATGAAGGGGAAGAATATGGACTTTTTGTCCACTGTCAATCTGAATAATGGACAAAAAGTCCATTGAAAGAACGCAGGGAGAACGTCCACCCTCTGGTGATCTGATGGCGGAGGTAGGCGTGAAATACAGATGGAGAGACATTGCCGTACTTGGCTTTGCCCGGATCACAGGGCTTCGGATTGACACCGTGATCCGCCTTTTTCGACTGGGGCGGGGCAGATAGTCTATTGGAAAAGTTTAAATCCCGCTTACCATCGGCGCATGATCGTCGGAGGGCACAATGGACAGAGGTCAGGCGAGATATGTTGTGGCCGCCTGCAGGTGGCTTTGCTTTGCTGGGATCGCTGGCGGGGTGATTCTTGCGCTGATGGCGGCTGATGACGGGGCGCCGCTGGCCTTGATCGTGGCCTATCTCGCTGCAGCGGGCGGTGGCCTGGGTGGTCTGCTGCTTGCGATCATCGCGGATGCGGCGATCGACACGGCGGAGGCGGCGCGACGCACCGCCGGAATTGCCGATCCAGTCAAATCAGACCCAGCCTGATCGCAGCCGTCAACTGCGCCTCAGCGCCGCTTGGTCCTCGTGCTTTGCGGCCCGCAGGATGTAGATTTTTGCCGCAACCGCCGCCCGAATATCGTCTGGCAAGTCGTTGAGATCGCCGCGATAGATATAGTCCAGGCCAACGCCATACATTGCGGCAATCAGCGATCCTACGGCGATATCAAGCCCCTTCTTGCCCGCTTCGATCTTGGACAATGAGCTGCGGTCCAGATTGACCGAATCCGCAAGCTCTGCCTTGCTCAGCCTTCTGACTTCGCGCCACGCCGTAATGCGCTCGCCCACCCGATCCGGGTGCATTTCTGGCGACAATATTGCTGCGGCGACGACCTGCTTCATGGGGAGACAGTCCGCTGGTATGGACAAAACGTCCATCGGCCTTTTGTCCACTCTTGACCGATGGACTTTTTGTCCATTATGACTGTGCATCATGGCACATCACTCCAACATCGAAACTGTTGCGGACATCCTGAGGCTTTGGCCTAGCCGTCCGGCATTGGCGGATGACATCACCGAAGATGGCGATGCCGTAACTGCGGGGCGCATCCATAAATGGGCGCGCAGCGAGAGCATCCCCTCGCGCTATCACGGTCGCATCTTGCGGGCGGCGCAGCGACGGGGTTACGCCCTGTCGCCTGAGGATCTGGTGCGCGCCCACGACGCCTGCCCGGCTGCGCCGCCCGCAAGCGAGGAGGATGCCGCATGATCGGGCCCGTTGTCCTGACCCTTCGTTGTGATGCCTCGGCGATCTGTTCAGCGCTTCCAGCGCTTGCCGATGTCGCTGACGGTTCGGCTGAGGCTTGCGAGCGCATCCTCGGCCTTCTGGATTTCCCCGAGGAATTGGTCGCGGTCGAGCTTGATTCCCTGCCCGCAAGCGCAGGTGAAGTGGTCGTTCGCTTTTATCCATCCGACCGTCTTCTCGGTCTCCTGTCCGCAGGTGGCGCAGGGAATGCGTAGGGTTTTGTTGTCGAGCATGTCTGTTCCTGTCTTCGCGGGTTTGAGCGCTTGCGATGATGGGTTGCGCGTGCGCTGATGCAAGCGCGGCCCGCGTCTGAAGATGACCGCCCGAAAAAAGAAGGTGCCGCATGACGAACCCCGATCTTGTTCCCCTCGACGGGTGCCGCGACGTCCGCGTCAGTGTTCCGGTGGATGGTCCGTCTCTTTCTCAGCTTGGGCTGCCAGCTCCAGGAGCTGACGGCCTAATTCGGCTGCACGGCGCGCGGGAAGTGCGAACTGGTGGAGCTGCTGCAGAGGCACAAGGGGACCGTCCTGCCTCCAGTCCGCATGATAGAGGCGCAGAATGACGATGTCTGCCTGCGCCTCTTCGCCCAGTGCGGTTGCAAAGCTGTCGGTGAAGACCGCCACCGGCCTTTCGTCGCTGACGCCAATGATGATGCCGTCTTTGCGTGCCTTGTACATCCCATCCAACCTTTCCGGGGTAGCCCCATGACCCGTCTGCGCCTGATTGCCTCGACGTCTGACCATGACCTTACCGCAGGGTCTGGCCAAAAGTCCCAGCCGAAGGGATTTGCGCCGTTGGGCGGGCGGGGGCGCGGGCGGCCTTTGCGGGGGCGGATCGTGCTGCCTGCGCCGCCGGAGCGGGATGCGATGCTGGTCTGGTGGTCGGGGCTGCTGATGCGGCATTGCGGCAGCGCGCATGAAATTTCGCGGCTGTTCGATGTGACCGAGCAGACCGGGCGCAACTGGCTGGACGGGGTGTCCTGCCCGACCGGGCTGGCCGTGCTGCATGCGATGCTGCTGTGGCCGGGGGATTTTGCCGCGCTGGTCGAGGATGCCGATGGTGTCGCGGTGGTGCGGGGTCTGTGATGGCGGCGGCCCGTCTTCCGGCGGCGCGGCAGGTTGTGGTCGCGGCCCGCGATCATTTCCCGCTGGCCGATCTGGAGGTGGTGGTGCTGCAGGCCGAGGGCACGGTGCAGCTGGTCTATCTGGCGCATGGCTGGGAGGGCGGGCCGCTCAAGCCGATGGCAAATCAATTTTGCGGGCCGGGCACCGCGGCGCAGCTGCGCGCGATTGCCGGGCATCTGGACTGCATCGACTGGGCCGCCCCGGGCGGCGCGGCGTAACCCCAAGCTCACGGAGGATTGCCAAATGCATTTGCCCCATATGACTGCCGACGATCTGGAGGCGCTGGCGATGCGCCTCGGGTCAATTTCGAATGCCTTGCACACTCTGCAGACCCGGTTTCCCGGGGTCTATGTCGATCTGACGCCGGATCAGGCGGCGGTGATCCGCCTGCCCGTGGTGCTGGGGCTGGGTGATCCGGGGCCGGTCGAGATGGTCGATATCCGGGCGAGTCTGGCAGATTTTTACCGGGCGGCGACGGCGCTGCCCGATCCGGTTCCGGCTGCGGCTGCGGATGATCCGGTCGGCGAGGCCGTCGCGCCGCAGGTTGCGATGGCGGCAGAGGCGCTGCCGGAACCGATGTGTGAGATGGGCGTGGCGCTGCAGATCGGCGCGGCGCTGGCGTCGGTTGTGGAGATGCCTGGCGGGGATGGGGAGGGGCTGCAGCGGCATGGTCTCGCGGAGGATGCGCCCCTGCAGGTCGGGGCGGATGTGGCTGAAATGCCTGCCGCTCCGGCCGAAGCCCTGCCGAAGGTGGAAGCTGTCAGCGCGGCGCCCGAGCCGAAACTTGGCCCGCTGACCGAAGCCGAGAAGGAAAAGATCCTGTCGATGCGGCAGGCCGGGCATCCCAATGGCGTGATCGCCGCCGTGCTTAATCGGCGGGTGCAGGCCATTGGCCTGTTTCTGGCCAAGCCATCGGCCAAGGCGGCGCCGGAAGTCGTGGACCGGGCCGAGGATGCGGGTTTCCGGGCGCTGGGGGATGTGGCGGCGGCTGTCGTGGCCGAAGTCGCGCCGCCGATTGCCAGCCCCGAGGCTGCGGGCGAGGTCGCGACGCCGGTCAGCGATGGCGATGCGGTCCCCGGCGATCTGACTGCCGAAGAGCGGCGGATTTGGGTCTATCTGGACAATCTGGGCTACAAGGGCATCTGGAATGCCGATCTGGATCACGAGCTGGTCGAGATGCTGGTGGGCGGCACCAAGTCTGCGCAGGTGGCGCTGGACCTGAACGTTGATGCGGCTGCGGTCAAATCGCGCTGGGTGAATCTTTCGGCCTGCATTCTGGACGCCAAGGACCGGCCCACGATTGACGGGCAAAAGCATTTGCTGCGCGTTCTGAAGGCGCGGCTTGTCCGGGCGCGGCAGCGCGCTGCCCTGCGGGGCTGATTATGTTGGATGCAGGTCGGATCGACTGGCGCTGTCTGATGCAGCCCGATGGGATGTTTGCCGCGCTGGTGCATCGGGGCGCCACAGCGGCGAGCATCGCCGGGAACTGCGTCGGGAACAGCGTCAGAGCGGCCTATCTTGCGACGCCCTATGTCGAGGGGGTGACGCAGGGCGGGCGCTGGCGCTTCGAAAAGTCGATCGAGATCGAGGTGCGGGCCGCCCATGTGCAGCACCAGCTGCTGCGCGCGGGGTGTCCGTCGCTTTCGCCGGTGGTGCAATGGGCGGCGATGGCGCAGGCGGCGCTGGCGCTGGACCGGCGCGAGCGGATCGACCCGCTGGATGCGGTCGCCTGGGGCCTGTTTGCCGGGCGGTTGCGGGCGATCTGCGGGCTGGTTGTGGTGCCCGATCTGCCGGGCTGGCAGCAATCGGCTGCGGTTTGGGCCGATGTGGTCTGGGCGCTGGATCATGCGACGCCGGTGCATTTCATGGGGGGCGTGTGATGCCTGAGGCCGCCCCTGTCCGCATTCGCGGCGTTGTCTATCAAAGTTCGCGCGCCGCGGCTGAGGCGCTGGGTCTGTCGCCCTCGGCGATCAGCAACGCGCTTGCCGAGGGCCGGACAGAAACGGTCGGGCTGCGGGTGCCGCGGGGCAAGCCGCGCCCCTGCCGGATCAACGGCGTCAATTACCCCACCCTGACCGCCGCAGCGCAGGCCAATGGCGTGGGAGTTCCGGCGATTTTCAACGCGATTGCGCGGGGCAGAGCCCACCGCGTCGGAAGCAAGCGGAGCAAAGCAAATGCGTGATGTCGGGATCGATGGCGATCGGGTGCAGATGGCCGAGCGGTTGCTGTGGCTGGCGGTGCTGGGCGAAAATCTGGCGCTGGCGCTGCGGGAGCGGGAGCGGGTCGGGCTGCGCAACATTTCGGCGCACAAGGATTTCGTGCGGCGCGGCGATCTGCCCGCCCGGGCGCGGGGCCGCTATGCAGCGTGAGGATCGCCTGACCGAGGCCAAGGCCGCCGATATCTGGCAGGTGGCGCAGCGGCTGGAGATTTCCGGGCTGGTGCGCGCCGGGCAAGAGTGGACAGGCCCCTGCCCTATCTGCGGCGGCACCGACCGGTTTTCGATCAACCTGCAAAAGCGGCTGTTCCAATGCCGGCAGGGCTGCGGCAAGGGCGATGTGGTCAATCTGGTGCGCATGGTGCGGGGCCTGACCCTGCCCGCCGCCATCGACTGGCTGCTGGGCCTGCTGCAGGACCTGCCCGAGCCGGAGCGGCAGGCGCGGCGCGAGGCCAGTGCGAAAAATCAGGCCGCGCTGGAGCGGCAGGCGGAAAAGCAGCGGGATGAAGCGATCCGCGCCGCGCGGCGGCTCTGGGATCAGGGGCAGGATGCCGAGCGCACTGCTGTTCGCGGCTATCTCGAGCGGCGGGGGATCGGGGCGGATGTGCTGCCGCAGATTCCGGCCTCGATCCGGTTTCACCCCGCCTTGCCCTATATGGTTGCGGTGGATGGCGGCAAGCGCTGGGTCGAGGTGCATCGCGGCCCGGCGATGATCGCGGCCATCGTGCAGCCCGACCGGGTGATGTCGGCGCTGCACCGCACCTGGATCGATCTGGACCAGCCGAAGGGCAAGGCGCGGATCATCGGGCCGGATGGGGCGCCGCTGAAGGTCAAGAAGGGTCTGGGGTCGAAAAAGGGCGGCGTGATCCGCCTGCGCACGCCGCGCGATTTTGACACGCTTGTCATGGGCGAGGGCATCGAGACCACGCTGACGGCGCTGGGGGCCGGGGTTTATCCGGACGCGGCCTATTGGTGCGCGGTCGATCTGGGCAACATTGCCGGTCGGCGGCAGAGCGGGCGCGGCCTGAAATATGCCGGGCTGCCCGACATGTCGGATGCCCGGGCGTGGCGTCCGCCGCCCTGGCTGAAACGGCTGATCCTTGTCGAAGACGGCGACAGCGAGGCGCGCATCACGCGGGCCCAGCTGGAGGCCGGGGCACGGCGCGCGATGGCGCTGGTGCCGGGCCTGAAGGCGCAGATTGTGCCCTGCCCGGCGGGCCGAGATTTGAACGACTTGCTCTTGGAGGGTGACGACGATGGCGAATGATGTGGACCTGCTGACCCTGATCTGTGGGCTGGCAGAAGAGCTTTGCGGCCTTGATGTCGAGGTCACGGGCGAGACGCGGCCCTTTGAGGATCTGGCGCTGGACAGCCTCGATGAGGTCGAGTTGGCAATGGAGATCGAAGAGGCGCTTGCCCTCGACCTGCCGCATGACGTGTTCGAGGGTTGCGAGACGATCGCCGACATGGTGCGCGCTGTGGAAAAGGTGCGCCATGGGTGATGCATTCCGGCTGTCCGCCGACCGCGTGATGCGCGGCAGTGCCGATCCCTGCACCCATATGCTCGCGTCAGAGGTTGAGGGCAAATACCCCGACTGGCGGGTAGCGCAGACTTCAGTTGGCGGAAACCCGATCATTCCGGGAAAGACCGAATGCGAGTCCTACCTGCCGATGGTCCTGATCGCGCAGTTTGCCGAGTTCTGGCGTGGGGCGCGACTGCATTCGCTGTCTGGTCCGGACGGGCCTGTGCATCTGACCTTTGAGGATGACCCGCACGCCTTTGCCTTGGTCATGCCTCGGCGCGTTCCGGTTCGGGCCGATCCGTTGCCGGGGCTGCTGCAGATGATCGGGCGCGGTGACCTTGCCAATCTGGCGATGGCGGGGAAAAGCGATGGGTGATCTTAAACCCTGTCCGTTCTGCGGCAGCGCGGCGGCGATCCGCAGCCACGGGGCCGGGATCGAGCATGTGCATTGCAGCAATGTCTTCTGCGCCCTCTGGGCCCTGACGGGGGTTGCGCCAGCGCAGTGGCGGGTCCGGGCGCCGGTCTGCACTGATCCGGATACGGCGCTTGGGTTTCTGCGCAGGATGATTCTGGCGGCGCTGGCGGATGCTCCTGAAGAGAGCTGGTGCCGTGGTTTGCGCAGCCTGTCCTGGGCGACGTCGCTGCCGCGTGAGGTGATCCGGGGTGTTTTGGCCGATCTGCGCGAAAACGGGCTGGTCGAGTATCGGCGCGGTCTGATGACCGATGATGGGGATGTCGCGGGCGCCGGTTATGCCCTGACCGCCCGGGGCCGCGCGGATGCAGGGGCAGGTTGATCTGACGGTCACGCTGGACCGGGCGGCGGGGACGGCCGAGCTGCGCAAGCGGCTGTGGGCTGTGACCATACCCGCCGCCGATCTGGCGGGTTGGGCGGCGCTGTATCGGCAGCTTTGGTCGCGCCCCGCGAAAGACAAGGGCGCGGGTTGGGACATCAGGAAAGCCGGGCCATGGGCCGGGCATTACGAAAATGACATGCGCGCCCTCGAGCGGGCCGCGCGGGAGGCAGAAGCGTGGAAGACGGCAGATTCGATCGCGTCCGGCAGGTGATGCAAAACCCGATCGACGTTGACCTGCCCGAAGGGCTGGCGGTGGCGGAGGATGCCGCCATGGGTGACAGCCCGGGCAGCTTCGACAGTGGTTGGGATGGTGTGAACGCCGGGGAACCCCCTGCGGGCGGTTCTGGCGATGGCGACGATCTGCCACCCGAGGCGCGCTGCGTGGATTACCCGCTGAACGACTATGGCAACGGTTTGCGTTTGATCACCCATTTCGGCGACGATCTGCGGTCGGTCCCGCGGGTTGGCTGGTACACATGGGATGAGCGGCGTTGGCTGCTGGACCCGGACGGGATCGAGGTGCGGCGCAAGTGCCACCGCCTGACCGAACTGATCGCGCGCGAAATCTGGCATTTGCCGGTGCCCGATGATGAGGCGGCCCTTCTGCGCGAGGATGAAGAGGCGCGCGACGAGCTGATGGCGCTTGCCGGGAAGGATGTCAAAGAGCGGGACGCGGTCGATTCCGCCAGGCTGGCCTTTCTGCGGGCGCTGCGCGCCGACGCCGACCGCTTGCGCGAAAAGCGGGAAAAGTCTGTGGGGCGTCGCCTGACCCATGCCAAGAACGTGGGCAACACCAATGCGATCAAGAACCTGATGACCGAAGGCGCCAGCATCATCGCTATGCCGCTGGAGGCGATGGACGCGGGCGCGCTGGATATCAACACCGAATCCGGGGTTCTGCGGTTTAGCGTCGTGCCGGGTGAGGATGACGGCGGACAGAACCCCGCACCCCCTGTTCCTGTTCTGTCCCGACTTGACCACGCCCGCGACCAGCATCTGACCAAGCTTATGCCGGTGGTCTATGACCCTGCTGCGGCCTGCCCGACCTTCATAGCCTTCATCAAGCGCATCATGCCGCAGGCCGAAATGCGCCGATTTCTGCAGCGATGGTTCGGTCTGTCGATGACTGCCCTTACAGGCGAACAAAAATTCGCGTTCCTGTATGGGGCGGGGGCCAATGGCAAATCGGTGCTGGTCGATCTGATGGCAAAGTTGATGGGCGATTATGCGGCAAGTGCCAAGATCGAGAGCATCACCGGCCGCAACCGGCGGGGCGGAGGCGATGCCACGCCGGACCTGATGCCGCTGATCGGTGCCCGTTTTGTTCGCGCTTCGGAGCCGGATCAGGGCCAGCACCTGAAAGAGGGGCTGATCAAGGAGTTGACTGGCGGCGAGCCGATCCTTGTTCGGGCGCTGAACGAGAATTTCGTGCTGGTCTACCCGCGCTTCAAGCTGACGATATCCGGCAACCACAAACCCGAGATCCATGGCGGCGATGACGGCATCTGGCGACGGGTGCTGCTGGTGCCCTTCGATGTGCAGATTCCGCCGGATGAGCGCGATCCGGACATGATCAACAAGCTCTGGGCCGAGAGGTCAGGCATTCTCAATTGGTTGATTGCGGGGCTGCTGGATTACCTTGCCCATGGGCTGCAGGTGCCGGAGCAGGTCACCGCCGCGACGCAGGAATACCGAGAGGACAGCGACCCGCTTGCCAGCTTCCTGACGGTCTGTTGCGGTGTGTCGGGAAAGACAGAGCACAGCATTCGCGCCAAGGATCTATCCGAGGCCTTTGCGCTGTGGATGGATGAGGGCGGCAGGGGCGCCTGGAAGCCGCGCACCACATTCAACAGGCTCAAGGAAAAGGCCGGGCGCTGGAAGCATCCCAGCACAGGGCAAGTGTTCCAGGCGGTCAAGTCGTCGGAGAGCTACTATTCGGGGATCGAGTTGATCGAGCCCTTCCGGACACGCTTTTCCGAGTGGAAATCACAGCAGGCGTCGGCCCGTTTCCGGGGTGGCAATGATGCGGCCTGATCTTTCCCCGCACCCCCTTTCCGCTGCGTTACGGGAGGCCCGGGAGGACAGCGCGCGCCTTGTGTGAGGATGGCGGCTGCCTCGGGGTTCGGGGGAGTGTCTGCAAAATCAGGGGCTTGCTGTGCACCACGGGAGGCCCGGGAGGCCCGGGAGGATAAATCCCGCACGCGTGTAGGGAGTGGTTTGCCACGGGGTCTGGGGTTTGCGTTCCTTCATGTGGCGCGGTTTATCCTCCCGGGCCTCCCACACCTCCCGTAAACCTGCGTAAGCCTCTGTTATCGCATCATTCCTTCTTCTGCGTCTTCTGGCTTTCATCCTCCCATAAATAACCTCTGTCCTCCCTATCCTCCCGTAAATCTCAGAACTGAATCAACGGCTAGAGAAAACACCGAAAGGAACCACAAGATATGGAAATGAGCCTTGGGAATGATGTGATGGCGCCTCGGGTGCTGATCGACCGGATGATTGCGGCCAAGCTGCGGGCGGTGCGGTCGCTGGCGTTTCGGATGGGGCTGGCTGATCCGTTCGCGGCGACAGAGGCCGAGCGGCTGGCTGTTCTGAGGGCGGCGGCGATGCCTCCGGCCAGTTGTGGGCCTGAGATGCCGCTGGCCCCGGCCCGGGGTGAGGTGGTGGCTGATCCGCAGGCGGAGATGCTGCCGACGCCTGGGCAGGATGGCTATACGCTGCAGCATTCCGGGTTCCGGGGCCGGGATGCCATGCGGGCGCGGGATGCGCTGGACGGGGTGGCCGGGCTGAGCGGGACGCTGGCCAAGGCGGGCCGGGCCTATGCCGCGCTGGTCGAGCGGCATGCCTCTCGCGGGCTGCGCTGCACCTCGATCGAGGCGCGGCTTGGCGGTGGCGGTGGCAGTGGTGAGCGCGACTATGCCGATGTGCTCTTGGCCGAGGCGCGGGCGATCGAGCGGATACAGATGGCGATCGGGGACGGCGTGGCGCTGGACCTGCAGCGGCAGGGCGGCAAGCGGCGGGCGATCCCGGTGCGGCGGCTGGTGGACATGGTCTGTGTCGAGGGGCGTTCTCTGGACGCTGTGCTCAAGCTGCATGGGTGGTCGCTTGGGGTGGCTACAAGGGAGCCGCTGCGGCTTGCGCTTGTGCAGGCTCTAACGCGGATGGCGATGGCGTGAGAAAGGGGCTTGACGCTTAATCTCGTCGGCCCCATACCTTTTGACATCATCCAAAGCTGCGCCCGGCGGAATCATCCGACCGGGCGCTGTGCATTCAAGGGGTAGCAGATGGGCCGTATGGGCTCGATGCCCCGCCGCCTCGGTCTCCAGCCCTCCCGCCTACCTGTGCCGGTCACCTCTGAGGGTGGGCGCTCTGTGTGGCGCGACCAGAACGTGCCTTGGCGTCGGTGGTACAAGACCTCACGTTGGCAGCGGTTGCGCTGGTCTGTTCTGGTGCGCGATCTGTTCACGTGCCGGTGGCCCAGCTGCGGCAAGACTGTAAGCGATACGTCAAAGCTGATAGCCGACCACATCATCCCGCACCGGGGCGATGAAACGCTGTTCTGGGATGCGGCCAACCTGCAGTGCCTTTGCAAGGCGTGCCACGACAGCCTGAAGCAGCGTTCGGAGGCAGCAGGCCGGTAGCGCCGGGCGGCACCGCCTGCGCCCCGATCTGTGAAGCCAACCCAGGCGCAGGGTAGCACCCTGCTCCACCGCTAGGGGTGGGGGGGTGTAAACCATCGGCGAAC